CTGGCACAACGAGCAAAACTTCGCCAACCGCAACTTAGGAGTCGCGGACTTTTTGTTCAAAGCGAAGGTGGCTCGAGCTTTCGATGACCGTATGGAATACGCTCTACGGTTCACTCCTCTCACCTTCCTGGTGGAAAACTCCACACCAACGAAGGGCAAATCGTACACATTCGCCGGTTCCAAACTATCGAACTCCAAGTACAGTCCGACGGAAGCATACACGGCCGAAATCTCTTGCGGTCTAAACACGCCCGTTCGGTCACTCCAAATTAGATCATCTCCGCAACAAAAGAACTTCACTCTGGATTGTAGCTCAGAGATAGTCATTCCATTGCGGTACGCTACCAGCGCAAACATAGCAACGTGCGCGAGCGAATTGTCCACTGAAGTGTTAAAGTGACCGCTGGGTTGCCCCACGAGATGGAGCAAATGCCCAGACACGTTCGTGTAGCCGTTATACATCATGGAATAGTAACGCTTGATGCGCTCTTCTTGTTCGGGCATAGCACGTGTCCTCCACGTGGCTAGTATAGCAGCGATCGCTCTGGGGAAATTTGCATCCCATTGCGAACCATCTGCGCTATAACAATCTCCTCCGAAAGTATCAAGAATGGCGTACGTATTCTGAATGTCTACGCCTGGTGTCGTGAACTGAAAATGAACAGGCGCGTAGGGTCTTTGGTCCATGATGTATTGATTCTGAATCGAGAACAATTGACAAGCTTCCACGAAACTGCTGGCGTCGCACGGCCGAAAAAACCGTGCGTCTTTCCCTATGGCCCGGAGCTCTCCTTTCAGAGTCGATCCGACCACGGATGTATTAGTCACGTAATACTCGGAAATGACATCTATTCCGAATTTCTCCACGGTCTGTCCTTTGGTGGGGGCACCATAGACGAACCACGGATAACCCGAAGATTTAGTCGAGTGTAGGGTATCGAAACACCTTAGTTCTGCGGCAGTGATGTCCATCACAGAACTGTACCTCGACAGCATCGGGTAGTACGCGTCCAACGCTTCCAGCATGAATTCGCACTCATCAATTGTCAAAGCTTGCTGCGCGTGGTCAAACTTGGCCACGCCATTCCAGAGCGACAGCTCGTCCAGGGGGGCTGGACAAAAGCCGTCGCTCTGCACTCCTACAGGGTACTTACTTTGGGGTAGGGGGAGCCCCACCACCTCGCCGACCTTTAGATGCTTCAAGTTCTGCGGCAGGGGGAGCCGAGGGCGAGG